CGGAACCATTTCATCAAAAGGTATTTCATCAAACACAATCTGATTAACGAGATCATCACCCCAAAGGCTAATCAATCTTTTAACTACCAATTGGTTATAGTCAACAGCTGTCTCTTCTACATCACTCATGTATTGCAATTTGTCACCTATATCACCATTGATCTCATTCGACACCAACCTGAACAAACTCATATCCTTGATCGCGCCGCGTGCCCAGATACCTGCAATTCCCTTATAATTTGCTTCATTCACTACGTATTCTTCTAAAGCTAAGTGTTTCTTAAATATTGCCACAGCAGTGCTATTGACTATTCGGCTCATATCGATCACACGTTTAGATGGTTGTAGTCTGTCTACTCGTCGCCCAAACATATTGTGTGTAAGCAAACTTTGCCCCATCGCTTGTAAAGTGGCATCAACCATAGGTTTTGGCCATAAACCACTCATCGCTTTACCATATATGACCCGTTTCAATTCAGTGATAGGTATGTTATTAAAACCTCTTTTACGTAAATGCCTATTCATTGAATAAATGGCATTGACTGGAAGCTGGTTGACTACTGAATAAGAATACATTTTATCTGTTATCTTAGGCGCTATCCATTTGTGTGTCAATGAAGGCGTTCCATGAGTGATCGTGTAGCTTCCAGGACCACCCAGTAGCACAGATGAACTTAGAATGTTTGCATCACACTCCCATCTTTGTCCACCCATACCTTTAACACCACAATACAATTTGGTATGTCTTTTAAGGACCATATTTTCCAGTTTCTTAAGTATGTCAGAATTGCCTCCTCTTTCTCCTATCTTTCCAAAGACAGCTGGGATTGAACGAGCTATAGACATTGGATCTTCTTTCCCTGCAAGATCCCATTCTCCACAGATTATGTTAGGGAGTGCCCTATTAAGATATCCAAAGCAACCATCTGGTGTATAAAGATATCGCAATAATTCACCTTCGCCTTGCTTGAGCATCACTTTTATGTCTTGACCTGTAAGTCCAAGAGCCATCATTGCATCACTGAGGCTCCTCCCACTGTCATAAGTCTCTGTGATCACCATGATATCGTCACCCATATGGTGTGCTGAATTAATTAACATATCAGGTACCCATTTTGTAGCCAGTTTGACAGCAGTCAAAAAATATAATTTATTTAAGATTGTATTAACAAAAGCTGTGCCCCTACTCCCTGTTATAAGACCATTCTTGTTCTTAATGGCCATACCACTTTCGGCATCATATAGGATGGTGTCAGATTCTTGCTTACTAATCAACGCCCCCACTCTCAAGTAGTCATCCTTGACTCGTTGTGAGTCTGCTCTACCCGCTTTCAATCGTGCAACTTCTTCATACAAGATGCCGATGTCTGAGATCTTATGATTTAACTGGAAGTCAGCGAAATCATAACTCCAAACCCATTTCTTATTGTTTTTAACTGTTATATTTTGCTTAAGTTTCGCACCACTCACACCACCTATTT